CGACGCGTTTTCGGTCATCGAACTCACCCGCGCGCTGGAAAACATTCCCTATAAGCCCGCGACCTTGTCAGGCTCTGGCCTATTTAGCGATCGCGGGGTGCGAAGCCGCATCGTCGTGATTGAAAGCCGCGACGGCACGCTGTCGCTGATCCCGTTCTCGGAACGCGGTTCGGCTTACGACCAACAGGTGCCCGAGCACCGCGATGTGCGCGCGTTTGTTTGCCGCCAGTTCAAAAAGCAGGACGTGCTTTGGGCGTCCGAGATCCAGAGCATTCGCACCTTTGGCTCAGAATCTGAAACCCAGCAAATCCAGGCCGAAGTGGCTGGGCGCCTGAAACGCCTGCGCAATGATGCTGAGGCCACTTTTGAATACCACCTGCTGAATGGCATTCAGGGCAAGGTGCTCAATCCCGGGAACGGCGGAGTGGTGATTGATTACTTCACCGAGTTTGCCATTACCCCGGCCGCTGAGGTCAACTTTGATTTGGCCAATGCCTCGCCTGCCTCCGGCGCCCTGCGCAAAGCCTGTCAGGCGCTGATTGAAAGTGTTGAGGATACGCTTGGCGGGCTTTCCACCGGTGCGGTGCAGTTGCGCGCCGAATGCGGCTCGGCCTTCTTTGCCGATCTGGTCGCCCATAAGGAGGTGCGCGAGACCTATCTCAATACGGCAGCTGCCGCCGATCTGCGCTCGCGCGTGTCCGACGAAGTCAGCTTTGGCGGCATTAACTTCCGCCGCTATCGCGGCAATGCAGCCTTCGGGGTGCCGGTCGACAAGGCGTATTTCTATCCCGAAGGTGTCGAGGGTCTATTCGAGATTTATTATGCCCCGGCAGACACGTTTGAAACCGTCAACACCTTAGGGTTGCCGCTTTACGCCCGTTCCATTCCGGATCGCGATCGTGACGAATGGGTGCGGCTCGAGATTGAAAGCAATCCACTGCCGATTTGCACCCGCCCTCAGGTGCTACGCTCGGCACGTCGCGTCTGATGTCAGCTTTTGCCACCGCCATGGATGCGATCTTTCAAGATCAAAACATGGCGGTGGAGGCAACATGGACACCGCAGGGTGGGGCGCCCTTGCCTGTGCGGGTTATCCGCAAGGCTCCGGACGAGCTGATCACGTTCGGGGCGGCGCGGATTATGTCGAACACTACGCTTGTCGACGTGCGGGTCAGCGACATGCCGAGCGTTAAATTCGGCGATACCATCATCATTGGTCCTGACACCTTCACCGTTCAGGGCGAGCCCAAGCGCGACCGTGAGCATTTGGTATGGACACTTGAGCTGGTGCCCACATGAAGCTGAAAATGGATTTTGATCCTGACCTTGTCGGGATGTTGCGCGATGAGATCAAGGCTGACGAGCATGCGGTGACCGCTGCCATGAAATCAGCCGGGACGGAACTGAAGCAATCGTGGCGGCAGCAGATTACCTCTGCCGGTCTTGGCCACCGTCTGCCACGGACGATCAGAAATCGGACCTATCCCGAGCATCAGGACAGCATCGATGCGGCGGCGTTCGTTTGGAGCAACGCGCCGGAAATTCTCAACGCACATGATCGCGGCGTGCTGATCCGATCAAAAAACGGGTTTTATCTGGCCATCCCGACTGCGGCCGCTGGCAAGGGCAGAGGTGGTGCGCGATTGACACCGGCGGAATGGGAACGCCGTCGCGGGATAAAGCTGCGGTTTATCTATCGACGGGGCGGACCGAGCCTGTTGGTGGCGGAAAAAGCACGGATCAACACGCGGGGGTTGGCGGTGGCCTCGCGATCCAAGACCGGACGAGGGCAGGTTAGCGCGCCGATATTCATTCTCGTGCCGCAGGTCAAATTGCGCAAGCGGCTCGATCTGGCACGGGATGCGGAGAGGGTGGCGGGTATGGTGCCGGGGTTGATTGTTGAGGAGTGGGTGTAGCGCGTTTGCTTAACCTTCTCCTTCGGCCTACAATCACCACTCGGACGAGTGAAACTCTTTAAAACCAAGGTGCCAAAACAAACCATGCGCAACGTCAACTCAAAACAAGTAATTGACTGGAAACACAGGAGAGGCGAGCCTCGTCTCGGAATGGAAATAGATGCTTTGTTAAGTGATCTGGCAAAAACTTGGTCAGAACGTGAATCAAACGCGCCATATATGATGGAGTTTATCCCGGTCCGCGTTGTTACAGCGATTGAGGTGTTCGTTCGTGAAATTGTACGCGAACTTGTCGACCACGGAGATCCTTACTTTTCAAATGCAGTTGCTATCGTAAAGAATGCGAAAATCGATCTGTTTTTTGCAAAAAACTTGGACGGGCAGAAATTATCGGTTGGAGATTTTATCGCTCACTCGATATCACTCAACACGTTTGAAACGACAATGGGCATACTTCAGAAATTGATTCCAGATTTTTCAAACAAGATTCGAACAGCGCATCCACGGTGGACAGAAGAAAAGGATCAATGGCCTCTGCCCCCCATTATTGCCGATTACGATGGGATGGCGAGTGCTTTGAAACACCTGTTTGAAATACGTCATGTACTTGCTCACGAGTTGTCTCGCACACCCACTCATGAGGAAACTGATGTAGCAACCTTCATTTCCGCGGCACAGTCCCTTGTTCGCGCGTGTGACTGGGTTATCGTTGACTGCTTGCATCGGTCCACACCCAAAACCCAAACACAGATGAATATTGATGCTGGCGAAGAAATGGCCGAGCACGCAAAAGAACTTGATCGAATTCTGTCTTCCGTCAAAGGCCTCAATGGCCTAGACGTATGCAAGGTAAATCATTCACAGACACTTTGGGAAGAGTTCGCCAACCATGAAGCTGAAATGGCGGCTTCTTTAGTTGAAGGCGGCTCCATGTATCCAATGGTATGGGCGTCGGCCAAATCTCAACTTATCGAAGGTCGCATTGTACAGTTGGACAACTTTATTCAGCACTGGCTAGACTAACAGAGCGCAGTCGTTGCAGTATTCAGCGCAAAAAATGTTGCGCAGTTACAACGGGCTTCCATCATGAGTGAAAATATCAATAACCCACTTCACGTTGGTGACGAACAGCCAAAACTACGGCGTCCGAGCCATCAAACCGGTAGAGGGCGATATAGCCGCTGCCGCCAAAATTTATGAACCACTCCCGAAACTCGGGGTTCATGTCCGGTATGGGCCGTCCCGCCTGGGGCTGTGTTTCAAGGATGCTCATGCCTTGCCGGATGGATTTTACGGCCCCGCGTGCAGCGGTTGGGTTCTTTTTGATCAGAAAACGATAAAGGCGTTCAACATCCTGCAGTGCTGCAGGCGTCCAGATTAATTGTGGCATTCAGGAACTGGCGCCTCTTCGCCGGTTTCCAATTTGGCCAGCCATTCATCGGCTTCGTCCTGCGTCACATGAAGACCGGTTTCCTGATAATTGCCCCAAGCTTTTAGACCGGCCTGGCGAAACGCCTCGCGTTTTTCCTCGCGCTCAACAAACTGGGCCACCGCCTCGCGCAGCATCCAATGCGTTGAACGGTCTCTGGCCTCAGCCAACTGTTTGACGCGGTCATGCATTTGTGGATCAAGCTTTACGGCAACGGGGTGAATTGCACTCATCAGACGACTCCTAACAGGTATTCATTAGTAATACCTTTAACATAAATATGGTGGTTTGTAAAACCATTACCTAACGAGAACAAACCCGTGGCCGGTTGAAAGTTATCGCGATCTACTCTTTAGAAAATTCAACATAATGGACAAGCGGGCCTCATTGGCATATATTGCCAATGATATGAAAGGATATCCCATGGCCACAAGAAACGTCGTTCTGACAGATACACAGTCTAGCCTGGTCGACCGCTTGGTCGAGACCGGCCGCTACCAGAATGCCAGCGAAGCATTGCGGGCTGGTTTGCGCCTTCTGGAGCGTGAGGAAAATGAACTCAATGCTTTGCGAAGCCAACTCTCGGCTGGATTGGCGCAGGCCAGAGCCGGTGATCTTGCCGAGGGCAGTGGCGAAGATACTATCCGCCGCGTCTTTGCCGCCGCGCGGAGCAAAACCTGATGACCAAGCCCTGGCGATTAACCCGTCAGGCCGAGGCTTCGCTTCTGGATATTGCCCTCTGGACGTTTGAGGCCTTTGGCCCACGTCAGGCGCAGGCCTATGAAGAAGACCTGATTGCGCGCTGTTCGGGCATCGCGTCGGGCAGTGCGCCATCACAAAGCTGCCGGGCGATTATTGATCCGGATTTGAAGGAAAATTTGCGCTTTGTCCGCTCGGGGTAGCATTTTATCGTATTCGTCGAGGATGATGCCTGCGTGATCATCGTGGATTTTCTGCACCGCAGGAGTGATTTGCCGGCAAAGCTGGCAAGTCTCGAAAAACAACGACCAGAATAGAACCATTAAGGTAAACCGAGCGTATCGGCTGACAAACTCATGCCCACATCCCGAGAAACCATCCTCGCCGCCCTGCTTGCGGTACTGGAAGCCATGCCCGCTGCCACCGCCTTGCGCGGTGCGGTTCTACCCGAGCGGATACCGATCGGCGGCCTGATAATCCTGCGCGACGGTGACCCCGGCACGCCCGAAGTAACGCTGTCGCCGCTGCAATACCATTATGAGCACAAAGCCGAGGTTGAGGTCATCGTGCAGGGCAAAACGCCAACCGCCCGCGATGCGGCTTTCGATGCGCTCTGCGCCAGTATTGGTGCTGCACTTGCCGTTGACCGGACCCTCGGCGGTCTTTGCGACTGGGTCGAGGCCGAAGCACCCAAACCGGTTGATCTGCCGGTTGAAGGTGGCGAAGCCCTAAAGGCGGCCATCATAGATATTACGCTGATTTATACGACGTCTGATCCACTGGGGTGACCCCCATTGGAATGACCTCCAAAACACCACCGAAAGGATCCACCATCATGGCACGCGCACAAGGCGCGCGGTCGCAGCTTGCGGCCGCGTTCGAGACAAATTACGGCACCGCCCCTATAAGCGGCTTTCACCAGATGCCGTTTGCAACAGCAAGTCTGGGGGCAGAGCAGCCCTTGATTGCCTCCGAGTTGCTGGGCTATGGCCGCGATCCGCTGGCACCGATTAAGGATGCGGTCACGGCGGACGGCGATATCAAGGTGCCGATCGATGCCGAAGCCTTCGGGTTTTGGCTGAAGGCAGCCTTTGGTAACCCGACAACAACCGGCACCACCAACAAGATCCATACGTTTAAATCCGGTGGCTGGATCCTACCCAGCATGGCGATCGAGGTTGGCATGCCGGAAATCCCGCGTTTCGCCATGTACACAGGTTGCAAGCTGGATCAGTTAAGCTGGCAGGTGCAACGCTCGGGCTTACTGACGGCGGACGCCAAACTGGTGGCCCAGGGCGAGAACGTGGCCACATCAACAGCAGCCGGCACCCCCACGGCTTACGGGTTGCAACGTTTTGGTCCTTTTAATGGTGCGATCAAACGGGGCGGTGTGGCGCTTGGCAATATTGTTTCGGCCGATATTACCTATAGCAATAATCTTGACCGCATCGAGACCATCCGCGCGGACGGGCGCATTGACGGGGCTGACCCGTCGATTGCGGCGCTTACCGGCAAGATCGACGTGCGCTTTGCCGATACAACGCTGATGGATCAGGCCTTGAATGTCACGGCGGCAGCGCTGGAGTTCTCTTACACCATTTCTGCCAACATCAGCCTGACCCTGACAGCACATGCGGTTTACCTGCCGCGCCCCCGCGCTGAAATCCAAGGGCCGCAGGGCATTCAGGTCAGCTTTGACTGGCAGGCGGCTTATGACGCTACCGCCGGACAAATGTGCACTGTCACCCTTAAAAACACCATAGGAAGTTACTGATATGCTTAAACTTGATCTTTCAAACAAACCCGCCTGGCTTGATCTGGGTCACGGGGTGCGGGTGCTTCTTTGCCACTCACGACCGCGATGATGGTGGCTGCGCGAGGTGACCCAATGGTGCAGGCCTTGCCGGAAGATGCCCCCATTGACCAAACGGCGCTCACATTTGCCAAGGCACTGGCGCGAAACGCCGCCCTTGATTGGGAGGGTGTTGGCGATGCGGACGGTAATGTGATCCCTGTCAGCCCGGAAGCGATTGATGCGCTTCTGGATGTCTGGCCGTTGTTTGAAACCTTCCAGACAGATTATGTCGCCAAAGGTCTGGTGCTGGATCAGGAAAAAAACGTCTCACCGCCCTTGCCGACTGGGTCTTCGGCGGCGGCGGGGATTACTGTGCGGCCTGCCCACCCTGCGAGGGCCGCGAGAAAACCTGCAAAACCTGCCCGCAAAAAGTAAGCGGTGTTCTGA